GCCACTAGGCAACGGTGCCAGCAGATCTGTTTGGCCTGTGTCTACATTGAAGCTAGAACGAATGCCCGGTGCCAAATCAGGCTTGACCGTTTTGGCGTACAGTGCCGCCTCGTCATACCTGTTCATCTCATCGTCAGTATCAATCAACAAGCTCATTCGTTCATCCCCGGATAGGTGAAGCGCAACGATTCAATTGTGCGCATTGCTATTTGGTATGCACTATCTGACGTTGAATAACCTTGATCCGATAGATAATTTTCAATTGTTGTAATTATTGTTGAGAGTGGGGCATCGCCACCGCCAACGGCTGCGATGCGCGCAGGCAAACCAGCATAATTAAATGCAAATGTGTCTATTGTTTGCTCATATTCTGTTCTTAACGCAGCTTGAAAAACAGTATCTTGAATGGCAATCAGCCTGTCTTTTTCCACCATCAATTCATTTAAGGTAGGCGGGTCGCCTGCAATCTTTCGATCTATTGCAAACATGCGTAATTGTAGGTCAACCACCTCAAACGCGCTCTTGCTTGCCTTGCCTAGATTGTCATTGCCTTGGATGGTTTGCTGTGCGGCGTTATAGCGAAAGTTCCGCTTAATCAACGTGGACATTTCGTTGACGTTGGTGCCAGCCTCATCAATAATAATCTTGCCTAGTGCGCGGTAATCTTCATCAGTGATGCTGGATGTTATAGTGTTTAAATCCTGTATCGTTAGACTGCCACCTATCGCCTCTAAATACTTTCTTGAATAAACAGCATCATTACGTGTTTGAGCAAATTGGGTTCCCCCGTCTGGTGGCGTCAGCTTTCTTAATTTGCTGCGTTGGTCTGGTGACATCCAGTTTTGTTCGTTTAAGTAATCGTAAATTACATCACGCGCATAACTCATAGCTATTTCGTTTTTGCCATCGCTTCGTGCGCGCATTAAATCCGCATCAACACCAATGTCAGATACGACATCAGCCACAGCAGTTGCTCCTATAACCGCCGCTAACGCATCCTCACGCACCCAATTTTCTGTATTAAATGCTAAGTTGTAAGCATCTTCATTGCGTTCTTGTAGCGCATCTTTATCGGCTTTCTCCATTGCATCAATGCGGTCATTGCGCGTGATTGCTTCTTTCCAATTGTTGTCAATAACGTCAAAAGCATCTTCGCGTGGCAGGGCGCTGATAATGTGCGCGGCATACGGGTCGATGCCCATCTCATCAACAAGTTTGCCATATGTTAACGCAGGGTTATCTGAACGCCCAACGTCATCTAAGAGATCAGTAAACTGCGCTAATTGCATCATGGCGTTTACATCTGAGCCAAACGCATTTGACAGGTAGTTGGTGGCGATGTCTTTTTTCATTGCAAGGTTTGCCTTGCTAACAGCGCCGGGGGATATAAAACCGCCTGCGATACCCGGCCCAAGCATTGCGCCGTTTACGCCGGGATTATCGCCGTAGCCTATAAACGCATTGTATGCAGCAATTCGCAACTTAGGATCGCCGCCGGGTTGTGATAGCTTGGCAACTTCACTGGTTTGACGTGCAGCAATAGCTGCTTGCTGTGCTTTGACTATTTTCTTGTCAACTACACCTTGCAGCGTAAATCTGCTTTGAATTTCAGATTGGTTAAACGTAAAGCCCAGCTTGCGCTTAGTGTTACTGTTTTTAACGCGATCTAAAACATCTGTCTGGATGCGATCCATCCTGCGCTGCCACAGCTTCTTGCCATCAAAAATGTTGCCAATGTCATTTGACTTAGACAAGTCATAGCTGGCGCTGCGCATTTCTTCCTCTAAGGCCAGCGCCGTTTCATTATATTCCTTATCTGCAATCATCTTGCCGCGTTGTTCTGCATATGCGCCAACGGCGTCAGCCAGTGCGCGGGTGGATGCACCTTTTTGCAATGCAGCCTCAACGAATGGCCGCGCATCCATACGCGCTGAGAATGACCTGCCGGGTGCTTCATTGGTGCGCTGAACTTGCGATCTGTATACTGGTATTCTCATCAGTCAAAATACCCCGAACCTGATATGCCTAATGCAGCATTGCCAAACCCTGAGATTAAGCTGCCTGTGCCTTGCGATCTGTATGCTGACCGTGAAGCCGCGCCGCCCATCCGGGCAAGCTGGGCCTGCAATCTGGCATCTTCCTGCTGATCGCTAATCTGTAGGTTTGTCATCTCGTTATTGAACTCAGCAACACTCATTGCGTAGTCGAACTCTCTGGCATTTGCTTGCAACACAGCCATCGGTGTACCGCTGCTCATATCAACGCCAGCGTAGCCAAAGCCTGCCCTTGCCGCGCCCTGCACTTCGCGTTCAAACGCCTCGCCAGCGCGCTCCTGCTCAATCTCAAAGTTTTGATTGATGATGCCGCGCTGTCTGGCAAGCAGGCCAATGTCACGTTCAATTATGCTGGCGTTAAAATTAGCTGCTGTCTGCGCGGCTGCGCCTGCCGCGTTGGCAGAATTGCGCGCGCTGATGCCGCCGACAATGTTTGCCCCTGCGCCGACTACTGCTGCTGTTGCGCCCATCAGGTTGCCCCTAATCTTTTAGAATAAATGCTTTCGGTTTCTGTAAACTTCAGACGCCGTAGCAATTGGTCAAATGGCTTGTGCCGCTTGATGTTGATCATCATTACACTTACCCCGGCGATGGTCAGTTGCTCTGTGGCAAACTTTATCAGCCGCCAAGCTGTGAAGCCTTTGCGGTATTCCGGGTCTACGAAAATCACGTCATTGTGTGAGAACAGGTGATCTTGATAGTGCAGATGCGGAACGATGATGTTGACAAAGTAGCCCACCAGTTTGTCACCTTCACGCGCCGTGCAGATGTGCAGCCTGCCGTCCTCATCCATGCGCTCATAAGCTGGCCAGTTGACGTTCAATTCGATGCTGTCTTTGTGCAGGGCGATTTCTTGCCAGTGGTTTTCCAACATCGGCTGGATTTCGTCGAAGACATCAGCCAGCCGTTCAACGTGGTATAGGATCATGTGTCGAATGTGTTCATGCGTGGATACAGCGCCAGCAGCGTCAGCGGGAGTGCTTGCGATTGTCTCACATAGATCCTGTCGTTGTTGTCGTAACCCCCGCGAAACTCTACGTCTTTATCGCCAGTAAAAAGTGGGATCGCCTGATCCATTGCCATGCTGCTGTCGCGAAACGGGATGCGGTCTAACTCATCCGCTGAATTGCCAACTTCGATGCCGACAGCCTCAAACAGCCGCAGCGTAACAGCGTGGATGCGCTTGGGCTTGCCTTGGCTAGTGCCATCTTCACTGCCGCTTTCGATCCGCATGGTTTGCATTTCGGATGTAAATCCAAACCCAACGGCTGCCGTTGTGCTGCTGTAGTCCAACGTGATGCCGCCGCCGCTGACTGTTTCGTCAGGATGCGTTGCGCCATTTGCTAAGATGGTGACGGTCTGGCCTTCCAGATGGTACAGCCCGGTCAGGCTGGTCGTGGCAGATCCGCTGTACGCCAAGCCGCCATCCACAAAGAATGCAGATGTAGTGACGCTGCCAAAATCAAACACCTTCAGCACTTCGACATATCGCTTGGTGACGCTGTTAATCGTGCGCTTGACGATCATGTATAAGTCATCATTGCCGGTGTCTGTGGGCAGCGGCGCGATGCTTTCAACAACCGCCTGACCTGATCCAAACACGCCGCCGATCACATGCTTGTGCCAGCCCACAACATCCTCTTCGCGCCTGTACGTCATGCCTAGCAAAGTGCCGTCAGAACGCAACGCCCAGATGATGCTTTCTGGTTCCTGTTGATAAGCAAACTGCGTGATGCCGCCATCTGTCAGATGTTCAGCGAGTATCGTCATATCGGGTGCTTGGTATCCGCTGGTGTTTACATCGCCAGCGAACTTAAACTCTCTGACTTTGCGGCCACCTCTTTGCGCAAACAAAGTCACGTCAGCAACTTGGACAGGCTCAACAGCGGCAGAACCATAGTTGCTGTATTTCCTGATCAGGGTGGTTGTGGGCGTTACCGGGCCGTCAGATGTGGCCGTGACAACATACTCGCCTGCAGTGGTGCCTACAGTCAGCACTCTGGTGGGTGACAGGTAGCGGATTGCGTTTACTTGGTTTGACGCAATGGTGTAGATCAAACTGTCATTATCGCCAGTGCCTGTGGTCATGTTGAGGTAGTCAGCATTTTTGGAAAACCACAGCGTTTGCGGGTTGTTGTTTGTATTGCCAAAAACCAGCCGCTGCTCAAAGAACGTCACCACAGACGGGTAGTTGTCTGATGCATTGTTGAGGTTTGGCGATGGTGATCCGCTGATTGAGGGTGTGGCAAACGTCCAATCATTATGGTCTGCCCTGACTAGGGTGCGGATCGCATAAGACGGATGCACAAAATACATCGTGTCAGCAGATTGCACGAAACGCACGCTAAACAAATCAGCCTCTGGATATGGCGATGCTAGCTCAAATATCTCGGTGGCAGTGCCGCCAGATGTAAACGTGGTGAAACTGGTGGTGTTGATTGCCACGCCGTACAGATCTGTCAGGGTGAACGTGTTGGTGGTGCTATTCGCCACCCGGTAGTTCCTGCCGTTTAATTCAGTCATGCCGCCAACGCTGGCGACAAAGACCTCATCGCCGTTGCTGAACCCGTGGCTGTTGCTGGTCAACACGCCGGGGTTGGCTTTGGTTATGGCGGTGATTGTCTTGGCTGTGGCGTTCAATACCTGCGCGCCATTGCGGTAGACCCGCATGATGCTGTCGCCAAACTCTAATATATATGTGTCGCTGGTTTTAAACTGAAACGGGATCAGGCGCGTTTTAACGCTGCTGCTTTTAACCTCGCCAAGAAACTCCGTGCCGGGTCTGCGCTTCACGCCACCCTGCGGCATAACCACCATATTGGTGAGATCTGCCAAGCCTTCGCGGTATTTCTCAATGCCTGTGCGGCCTTCCAGCAGTGGGCTGATTTCACCCGCTGCAAAGCTGCTAAAGCTGGGGGCTGATCGCGCCATCTAGTAGCGCGCCTCTATGAAGTCAGACGCCTCTATGCGCCGAGTTGCGCCTTCTGTGCTGTCAACAAAGCGCGCTTCTTTCAGCGACTGATCGTATGCTGATGTGGTGATTTGCACCATGCTGGTTGACCCGGTGATTGCGTAAGCCATCTCAGCCGCCAAGCGCATAGACAGCGCCTCAATCAAACCGCTGTCGTATTCGTTGGGATCTGTGATGCGCGCCACGTATTTAATCTTTGCGGTGCCTTCGTCGGTAACGATGTTGCGGCCTTCAATGACAAAGGCAGGGCCACCAGAATTGTTCATCATGTTGTCTTGGGGGTAAGACATGCTGCCGTTGGAAAACTCTAGCACTCGCAAGCAATAGGGATCTGTCGGCAGGGGGTATTGATGAGCATATCCAAAGGTCGGTGCTGTGGATGATTGCGCGAGATCCTGACGCCTGATTAGGCAGTTCCAAGGATGTGCTCTGAACACGCTGTCGCGGATGCTGTCATATCGCTGATTGACGATGCGCGCAGCTTTGCTGTTCTCGTCAAACGCAGATATGTTACTGGCCCCCAATACGTTTAACGCATTGTTGGCGATGTCCACAGTTGAGGTCATCTGATCACCAAATTTTTAGGGGGTGTAGAGAGGCAGGGGCAGCAAGCCGCCCCCGCCGGGTTATCTAGTCAACAACGTATTTGATGGTGACCTCTATGCTGCCGGTTCCAGCGGCACCACCCATTGTTGCAGTCACGATGACGCCGTCCTCGTTGGTGTCAGTGACGGTGCCAGACCCCAGCGCCAAGGTGGCGATGATGTCCACCTTTTGCGCTGATGTTGACGCAGCCGCAGCCTTGTAAGCTGCAGCCGCCGCTGACACGGCAGTACCCGCCGCATTGGTGTGGGCTGCATAGCCGACACTAAGCGTTGTGCTGCTTCCCAGCGCGTCATGCGCCAAGCTGCCTTCGATCAAGCGCGCGCCGTCTGGCAGAGTAAACATCTCAATGACATCTCCTGATGCGAGAGATGACGCCTCATAAACACCGTGAGCAACTCTGATGCGTCCACCCATTGCATTCGCAGGGTTTTTAACAATCGGGGTTGCCCGTGTATTGGTCCGTTGGACCGAGTAAACAGTAGCCATTTTTCAGTCCTCCTTATTCCGTACACGCGATTTCGACGACCTTGGCTTCTTCCATCCGGGTCGCGCCAACAGTTTGGCAGTAGTACACCTGAGTGGCATACGATTTATCGGAGCGCTCATCGATCCGGGCGGTAGGCTCTTTGCCCATTGCCAGCTTTAGGCCATCCCCAGCAAAGGCAATCACGGCGCGGTTGCCGTCACTGTCAGTGGTTAAGCGATTTGACACGATGAACTTAAAGCCGCTGAACGTATCCATCTGGCCCTGAGCCAACGCCTTGACGGTGTTGAAGTCAGATGACGTTACCTGCG